GAGTGATCGTGTTCCTTCGGGTACTCTTAAAGAATATAACCGTATTCAACTAGAAGAAGATGCGTACTATATTACTGCTGATTATGTCAGTAAAGGTTATGCACGTTCCTTAGACTTTGCTAATTGGAGCGATAGTGCTATTGAACGGCATATCGAAAATATTTGTAGAGAAAAGGAGGCTGCGTAATGTCGTCTTTACCTGTAGATGTTGAAGCAAAACTTTCAACTAAATTGCCACTATACGATGAAATACATGGCGGACCCTATGATAGGGGCGGTGCTGATAGTTACTATGGACGAAGCTTTGATCCTCACTATTGGCCCGAAGGTACACAAAAAGGTACTCGTATCGAAATGAAAGATATGACACCCGAGCAAATCACTGCTTATACTGCTGGCTATCGTGATAACGAAGATGCAGGTACATTCAAAGAATGGTAAAAAAAGATTAAAAAAGACGTCTTTTTTTCTTGACAACAAGACGTCTTACTGCTATATTATTATTGTAAGTTAAACAAACGAAGAGGACTTCGAAAATGGCATATGTATCCCAAAAGATGAAAAAAGAACTAGCACCAGCAATTAAAGATGTATTAAAAAAATACAAAATGAAAGCTAGTATTGCTGTTCGTAATCATTCAACACTTGCTGTGAATATTAAAGCAGGCGCTCTTGATTTTAGCGATAGTTTTACACACGGTGATGGATACTGTCAAGTTAACGAATACTGGATTGATAGCCACTATGATGGCGTCAAGCGTGACTTTCTAAATGAGCTGTTAGCGGCTATGAAAGGTCCTAAGTATTTTAACGACGATGACGCAATGTCTGATTACTTCAGTCGCAGTCACTACACTGACATCAATGTTGGTCAATGGAACAAGCCTTACGAACTAGTAGCGTAAGAAAGGATTTAAACTGCCCTTAGCTCAGCTGGATAGAGCAAGTGCCTTCTAAGCACTAGGTCAGAGGTTCGAATCCTCTAGGGCAGGCCAATAACGCTCGCATGATGGAATGGTAGACATAACAGACTTAAAATCTGTGGCCATATGGCGTCCCGGTTCGAGTCCGGGTGCGAGTACCAAAACAGCGCCTGTAGCTTAACGGTTAAAGCCCCCCGCTCATAACGGGTCGACTGTAGGTTCGAATCCTACCGGGCGCACCATAAATAATGAAACAATAAACGAATAAGTAAAATGTACAAAGTAACAGCATATTTCAAAGATAAGAAAATAGTTCGTAAGTTCTATGATCTATACGATGCAATTGATTATCGAGATACTGTTGACGCACATTATCCCTTAAAGGTAACATTTGAAAAAGGAAAAGATATGAGAGAATGGGTATTTAATTGCTGGAATGTAGTAATGGACCATAAACGAAATCCACTAAGCAACATTCCGGACTTCAGCACACGACATATGATCATGCAAGTATTGGCATGGATGTGGTGTATTGTATTTGCTATCATTGTAGGTAGCATGTGGGCAGGAGTGTTTAGTATGATGCTACACACACTATTGCTAGGAGCTATTGCAGTAACAGTAGCAACATTTGAAACAGCCAAACGTAATCCAAATGCGTTCCGTAGAGACAACGGAATCAATTCACGTGGTTACGGCGGCGAACACGAATAATGTATTATGTAATGAATCTTAAAACTGGAAGTATCATAGATACCTATGATAGTTTGTTAGAAGCAAATGAACTTGTTAACAAACACCCAGAATGGACAATTATGATAAAATATAATGAAAGGAATGTAAAATGAGTATGAGTGCTCAATTAGTTAAAGCCGCACGTATGCATGCTGAAGGCGAGCTAGAACGTGCTAAAACAAATATTTTAGTTTATATGAATCAAAGTGTTGGTATTGGCGAACACAGTGATATTGTAGAAGCAATCCAAGAAGAACTGGATAAAATGGCTGCATCGGAAGATCGCATTGAAATGTTAAACAAACATTTCTCATAATAAAAACGCTCCTATAGCTCAGCTGGTAGAGCAATTGATTTGTAATCAATAGGTCCGCGGTTCGAGTCCGTGTGGGAGCACCATAAGCGGATGTGGTGGAATGGTAGACACGCAGGTTTTAGGTACCTGTGCTTTACGGCGTGAGAGTTCGAGTCTCTCCATCCGCACCAAACTAAACATTAGTAAATAAAAATATGAATGATGAGATCCTACCCAAAAAACAATGTATTTTTTCTTGCTTTATAGATATATTTCAGGAGAACAGTGGATTTTTACTTCAGAAAAAAGCAGATCCTGTACGTTTTCCAGGTGAGTTTTTTCCTTATTTAGAAGAAGATTCTTGTCAAGGATATAGAGGTAAACATACAGATTATGTATGTGCAAAACAAAATGCATATGCAGATCATATAGGAGTAGACTATAAGTTTTTCAATGACATTGACTTTTTAAATAGCCTTTGGAAAAAATATAATTTAAAAAGAACTGGATTTGAAGATGTATATCATTATGCATTTTTGCTAATAGATTATCTTTTCAATGAACTAGGATATGATCAAATAGCTTATTTAGATATAGACATAGTTCCGTTTATTTTTAAAAAAGATTCGTATCAATCTGTTTTTACAGATAGTTATAAATTACAAGTAACTTATAACAAACCAAGATCTTCTAAATATGATTTACTTAATCAGTATTATGAAATAAGTAGTTATGAAAAACACTCTAAATATAAACAGATCAGTGATTGTGTGCAGTGTAATACAGGTGTGGTTTCATTTGACAAGACGTTTTGGAATGAAACTAAATTCTTGACAAGATATATACAATGTCAGCAACATGGATTTAAAGCAGACGACGAAGTATTGTTTTCTGCTGTAATTGCACAATTAGCAGAACACGATGCTCTACCAGAGACTCTGGACTGGTCAAGTAATATCATAGTAAGGAATAATTCAGAATTGAATCATGCGATATTTGATAAATTAAACTACAATTGGTCACCAATTAGTTTCATACATTTCACAACATCAGTAGGTAAAGATTTTTTATATTCTATTGCTGACAATACAGATAATACAATGGAAACTAGAATAGATCGTGTAATAGATTTTTATAAAAAAATTTGCTAATGTATAAGGGAATTAAAATGAGACATTATAATAAATTTCAACTAGACAATAGAGAAGCAATCATTAGTTTTGTGGATGACGAATACTTGATGTGTAGTTTTTTTGAAGACAACCAAATTGTAGGTCGAATTGAATATCCTAATAAAAGTCGTCACTATGTCGCTGATGCCGCAGAGAATTGGATCACACGAGTAATGACTGTAGAAACTGTTAAAAATTACACAAAACAACTTGACTTATTCAGTAAATAGTGTACATTATAAGTAAGGAGGATGGGCAGGACGGTAATGCAGCGGATTGCTAATCCGTACAACGCTAACAGCGTTGAGTGGGTTCGACTCCCACATCCTCCGCCACTTATATTGAGGACACTATGAAAGACGATATCACAATACAACAGGCTGAAGATGATCTGATAAATGATATCTATTACACTAATCCTCCCCGTAAAAAATTTAGTATTTTTAGATTGCTAGGCAATATACTGGGTTTTATATGCAGAATTATTTTCACATTTATTGCAGGTTTTTTATTATTATTGTTTATATTAGGTTGACATAAGATATCTTGATGTTATTATAAACTAGTAAAACAGAACAGAGGATAAGAAGATGGCTCGTCAAAAACAACAGTATAATACTCGTCAAGTACTTGAACTTGCTATTGCAGTTGATGCCAAACAAGGCTTTATCAAAAGTGGGTTTGGATATTACGACAGAGAAAATGAAAAGCGTGTTTACGATAACAAGACTTGTATTCTCAACTTTATGCAGAGTATAGAAGGCGCTGAAGAATTCACAATTACAGAAGACTGTGTTGAACAAGCAGATAAGATTGTAGACGAATTTAAACATGAACTGATTGCCAAAAAGATGATGGGCAATATAAATGACTTTGAAGGTAATGTATTGCGTTGCCTCAGTGATGAAGCAGTTGATGGATTTGGCGTTGCAATTCTAGCAAGTTTGCCAAATAGTTTTCGTGTGTTGAGCAAGCGTCAAGGATTGGATGATTTCTTTGATCAATATCGTAAAACTAGTGAATTTATTGGTACTGCTGGCGAACGTCTTATGTTTCAAGTAAACATCAAAGATGTAAAGTTTATTGCAAAATATTCGATTCATTTGGTGACCTGTTTGGATACCAAAGGCAACATCTGTAAATTCTTCTTTAATCGTGAACCTGATATTGCTGGTATTTTAGAAGGCAAAGATGTTATACTTACTGGTAAAGTAAAAACACATGACGTTAGTAAATTCAGTAACTGCAAAGAAACTGTGTTTAATTATGTAAAAATAAATGAAATAAAAGGTTGACATTAGATACATAGATGTTAATATGTTTATATAAGTTGTTAAAAAGGAGTGAGAACCAATGCAGACAACAGAAAAGCAAGTGCGTATCGCAAACGGTACATACCGTAACATTAATGTGAAGGACGTAGTGTTTCCATTAGTTAAAGAATTTAAACAAGGCAAAACAGGTAGCTTCATTACAGTTGATGGTAGTGCAGTGCCTGGTTTCCCGGACCGATCCATTCGGATCAAAGTAGTCGATCAAAGTGAATTCGACTACCTCGAAGACGGAGAGAATGTTGTGTCAGCCCAAGCCGCCCAAGCTGAAACAGATGATCAAGTCATTGAACGGTTACGGGAGCGATTTCAAATCCTAGAAGACATGACATATGCGTCATGCGATGGGGTTGTGCGTGGCATGGTAGTTACTGGACCTCCGGGTGTTGGTAAAAGTTTTGGAGTTGAGAAGGTGCTCAAGGATGCAGGCATTATGTTAAAAATGTCTCAAAACAGCAACCGTAAGTTTGGTGTTGAAAAAGGTGCCGCTACTCCAATTGGTCTTTATCAATTGCTGTATGATTACAGTGGAGACGGTAGTGTACTAGTATTAGATGACTGTGATAGTGTGCTGTATGATGAACTCAGCTTGAACTTGCTCAAAGCGGCATTGGATAGTAGCCCAAAGCGAACACTAAGCTGGCGCAGTGAAAGTCGTGCGCTTGCTAACAATGGTGTGCCAGACAGCTTTGAGTTTAAAGGTTCGATCATTTTTATTACCAATGTAAAGTTTGAACGAACACGTGGTAAACTAAAAGATCACCTAGATGCTATTATGAGTCGTTGTCACTACTTGGACTTGACACTAGACACAATGCGTGACAAGTTCTTGCGTTGTAAACAAATCGTTGCTGATGGTATGTTAAACAGTTACAAGTTTAGTGAACATGAACAAAAAGATCTTATGGAATATATCTACACCAATAAGAATCGCTTGCGTGAAATGAGCTTGCGTATGGTGTTGAAGATTGCTGATCTTCGTAAAATGAATGCCAACAAGTGGAAGAGTTATGCAGAGTCCACTTGTATGAAAAGGATATAAAAGAATTTGGTAGCCAGACAGTTGCAATAGCAATGGCTACCAATACTAACTGGTGTACTCCTCTGTCTGCGTCACTCTCACTCACACCAGTTAGGTCCCGGGGGGCTAGTAAGAAGTCTTACTAGTCCCCTTATTTTATAAGTAGTAGTACAGGAAAATCGAATGGGTTGGTGGAACAAAATGGTCAAAGATACTTATACCGAATATGGTTACCGAGGGCTAGAGGAACTTAGAGCTCGTGATGAAATTATCAAACAATTAAAAGAAGAAGTTAGTAAATTAAAAATGCAAATGCAAGTTATGGAAAATCGTTGTAATGACTTGCAAGCAAAAGCTAGCCGTTGACAAACTCTAAATTAGAGCGTATTATTAAAACATGAAAACAAAACTTATCCTCAAAGATGAGGTTAATTGCAAGTTCGAAGGACTTGGATTAACCACTCGACGCAAGCTAGAAAAGAAACTAAAGTTCTTTTTGCCGCATGCATATCACGTACCAGCATATAAACTTGGACGTTGGGATGGCTGTGTGGGTTACTTTACTATGGGTGGTAGCACCTTTGTAAACTGCTTGCCCACTATACTTCCCATACTGGACGAAGAAGGCTACGGTATTGAGATAGAGGATCACAGACAACCACATGATCTCAAATGGGACACTGTAACAGAACAACTGTTCAGTGATAGACAATGGCCCGACAAGCATCCGGCTGCAGGTGAGCCAGTTGTACTCAGAGATTATCAAGTTGAAGTTATCAATAAGTTTTTAAAGACACCGCAGTGTTTGCAAGAAATTGCAACAGGTGCTGGTAAAACATTGATTACTGCGGCACTAAGCTATATGTGTGAAGCCTATGGTCGCAGTATTGTTATTGTTCCAAACAAAGATTTGGTCACTCAAACAGAAGCTGACTATATTAATTTGGGACTAGATGTAGGTGTTTACTTCGGTGATAGAAAAGAATTAGGGAGAACTCATACCATATGTACTTGGCAGAGTTTGAACGTTCTCGAAAAAAGATTCCGTGACGGACTAGCGGACGAAGGGTTGCACCATTTTGCAGAAGGTGTCGTGTGTGTTATGGTGGACGAAGTTCATCAAGCCAAAGCAGACGTCCTGAAAAAACTGCTTACTGGAGCGTTCAGCAATATTCCAATTCGCTGGGGGCTTACAGGCACGATACCTAAAGCAGAACATGAACGCTTGAGCTTGGAAGTGAGCTTGGGAGAAGTAACCAATAGTTTGAGCGCACACGAACTACAAGACATGGGTGTGCTAGCACAATGCGAAGTAAACGTACTACAGCTACAAGACACAGTGAGTTATGGCAACTACCAAAGTGAATTAACTTATCTTACAACAGATAAGAACAGACTAGATTACATGAGTGGACTAATACAAACAATGGCACAAAGTGGTAATACATTGGTGCTGGTAGATCGTATTAGTGCAGGAGAAGGACTAGTAGAACGACTTGGTGATGATACCGTGTTTGTTAGTGGTTCAATGAAAAGTAAAAATAGGAAAGATCAATATGATGAAATTAGTGAAGTTGACAACAAAATTATCGTTGCAACCTATGGTGTGGCTGCCGTGGGTATTAACATTCCTCGTATTTTTAACTTGGTTCTCGTGGAGCCTGGCAAAAGTTTCGTTAGGGTAATACAAAGTATTGGTAGAGGTATACGTAAAGCACAAGACAAAGATCATGTACAGATATGGGATATAACAAGCAGTGCAAAATTTAGCAAGAGGCATTTGACTGAGCGAAAGAAATTTTATCGAGAAGCCAAGTACCCCTTTCATATAGAGAAAGTGGATTATAAATGACTAGAATATTAACAGTAGAGAATCAAGTATATGATTTAGATTTTATTCCAGAAGAGATTGAAGACATACGCTATTGTGTATTAGACTACAGTAATCCAAAGGAAGCAGATTATATATTTGTTCCATTGGTATTTTTAGAAAGTTTTAATGCACCTGCGGCTGTACTGCAAATAGGTAAACGGCATGTAAAGGTTCCATTAGATTGGAGTCTTGTAGTGTGTGATCCAATGGTAGGCGATCCGGAAGTATTGCCAGTAACCAGTCTCAATGACAGAGGATTTAAAGCCTTTGTTTTTAATCCACTTACAGGATTTTTACCCAGCTTTGATGAAATAGAAATTGTAAACATCTATCAAGAAGTCAAATGGTATTTTCCTAAACTAAAGTTTGGACATATACTTGCTGTTCCTTTAGGAGAAAGCGACAACAGTCCTTGTGCGTACTTTGTAAAAGATACAAATAAAATACCAGATGTACTAAGCACAGAGGATTTGTGGTAATGAGTAAAAAAACTTGTGATGCTTTCTTTTGTAATAAACGTGTTCCTGCCAAATATAGATACTGTTATGATTGTGCAAAAGCAAAAGGACACGTAGGTAATAATGGATTAGGTATTTTTGGCTGGGCTATTATACTTTTAATTTTATGGACAGTATTTGGATGAGTGGACAACGTCGTTGGTTAAAACTATGGAGTAGAA